CTTGTAGAAAATATACATTGGATGTTGAAGTCAATCCTGCAATATCTGTTGCTCTCGTATATGTAGCAGTTCCGGTATCCGTTGCAGAGTTTTGAACTTTGATTATAAAAGTTGTTGTGTCTGCTCTATCATCATTAATAAGAAATCTCTGTTCAACATTCTGAGTGTCAACAGTATATCTAGTTGCAACAAAACTACCCTCATATATAACTACGTCACCAAATTCAATAGTAGTACCACTAAGAAACGCAGTAACATCCGATATAGTCACGAACTGATAAGATGTATCACCAACACTAGATGTGAAGACTGTACCCGCTGGCATGGTTGCACTAGCATTAGATGTATTCAAAAAAACATCAACAGTTGCTTTTGCAGATGCAGCAGAACGAGTGGTGTATCCCAAAGTCTTTGCATGTGAAACCACACTTGACCTCAACTGAGAGGAATCAAGGAACATCTCGTTTGCAAGCATGTTCGCATTGAAACCAAGATAGTGAGTATTGTATGCGAGAACATCTAGGAGCGCACTAAGACCAGAACCCTCAAAGTCATAGTCCTTGAACTCTGTCTGATTTCGCATAAAGATTTTTAGATTATCTTTAACCTCATCAAAGTCAAATTCTGTTACACTGAGTCTTTTTCTTGTTGCTGCCATTATCGTAATCTCTCTAATAGAACTTCCATATTCACAAGTTCTGTGGGTGCATTGACAACATAAAACTCAATGGTTACATTATATGCATTGTTATCAAGATTGGGTGTTGCTCTAACGCCAACAAGTCTGGCTCTGGGTTCAAAGTTTTCAATCACCTCTTCTATCTTCATGGTCAAAACATACGCCGTAATCGGAGTCATAGGTTCAAACAAAATATCTCTCACACCAGAACCAATCTCTGGGTGAAAGGGTTTTTCATAGAAATTTGTCAGTACAAGATTTCTTACAGACCTCTTGACTGCTGTAAAGTTAGTGACTTTCGAAACATCCTTTGATCCAATTTTAGGACCAAAGAATAAATCAATATCAGAATACAATTGAGCTGCACGATCTTCACCTTGATATGTGCCGTCAGTGTATGCGTCCTTTGCAGCCATAAGTATTCCTTTTTATTATATTTATACACTCTCTGCGGTGTTTTGTTTCATCATATACTTATTATTAGACTTCCAGACATCTTTTGCATTGACACGAATGAATCGTTTGTTAGTTTCATTTGTATTTGGGTTAGGAATAGTCACCATGACATTCTTACCGTTGTTAAATGCATCAAGCTGATTTCTTATTCTCTCAATATCATTATTCATATAATCTCTACGAACTGCCTTGGTTACAGACTTGCTAACGCTACGCCGTTCACCTTTAGATGTCTCTGTCGCTCTTGATTTTTTCTTTCCCATAATATAACTCCTTTATATGTGTTTGTATTTATGTCATCATTTTTTAGGTTGACCATTGGCCCTTAAACCCCGAGCCTTATTTGATGCACTCCTAAACGCCGATTCTGGGGTTCTCCCCACCCCACGGAACGACCCGGCAGAACCACTTACTTCAACCTTAAACTTACCGCTTTGATCTATCCGTGGATTTCCTAGTACAGTCTGTCCAAACCCATCAGCATCAGCAATTTTTTGTAGGTCTTCCTTAGTAGTGGTTGGTTTTCGATCTGCGGCTGATTTAACCTTTTTTGCATCTTCCTCTACCTCTGTCTGTTTAGGTTGTCTTTTCGTTGTTGTAGTTGTGGTAGTTGATGGTTTAGTTGTAGTTGTAGTCCCCGCCGCTGTTGTTGTAGTGCTGCCGCCGCCTGTAGTAGTGGTGGTGGTTGTGGTTCCAGTAGTTGGTGTGGTAGTAATTACTGGTACTGGATCAGCAACTGTAGTTTTCTGAGTTTGGGGCTCATAATCAGGATCATAGTTTTCGAAGTATTCATAATGCACGGCGACCGCCAGCCCCCCAAAAATCCTATTATATTTACTGTCGAGGCCCGCTTTTCCCGGCGTCTCGTAATCTCCATTTACCAACGGTTCATAACCCGATCTAGCAAATTTATCAGGATCAGGAAGGATGTGGGTGCCGCCGGAATCTATATTGCCGGGGTGATCGACCAATTTTATTGGTGAATAAAATCTAAGTATATTATCAAAAATAGCAATGTTTGTTTTTGGTGATAGCGTCCTATTACCCCTGCGAATATAAAGAGTTGCGCCGTGCCTACCAAATGTATTTGTATAGAAAAATTGTTTATTTTCTATAGTACTTGGTTCCTCAAGTCCTAACTCTTTACGCAAGTTTTCACTTATCAATTTTCTCGTAAAATTCTCGGCAGGATAAATTAAAATGCGTTTTATCTTCACAGGTTTGTGTTTAAGTGTAATAGAATAGTATCCCTCACCATCATCGTTAGCCTTTTCATAAAACTTTCCATTTGGTCTAGCAGTTTCACCGATCCTAAATTTTTGGAATTTCGTAGCTTTCTTATAAGCAATTCCACCTTTATCTTTCGGCACATAGTTTGTTCTCTTAGCAGCTGTAGTTGGAGCAACGACCGCCGGAATAGGAGCTCCTCCCTGAGATATATTTTTAATTATATCAGGTGATGGAAATTTAAATGCAGGCGTATCTGCTTTAGGTGGTGCTGACCCCGTAAAAAAAGATGACATTTTATTAGAAAGGTTAGCCATCTTCACCTCAACATTCAAATTCTGTTTTGCTTTAGATGCGGGTTCAGCTACGGCTGGAGCAGCTGCTTGTTTTACTGCAATGGGTTCTTGTTTTGATGGTTCTTTACTTCCTGACTCTTTTTCAAGATTAGGAACAGCTTCACAAAGGTTACCCCCACCTGAGATTGCATCAGTTGCTTTTGAAATAAGAGTATTCAACTCTAAACCAGCAGCCTCTAAGTCATCTCCAAATTCTGTTTTAATTTTTGCAAGAGCAGAAAAAAAGGACGGGGTGCCGGGAATCTGATCAGTAAGACCTTTTATCTCTGCCTGTAAGTTTAGTTTGGGTAGAGTTGGTAGCTCAATGGTCTGAAGTTTATCTTTCAGTCCAGCAAGTTCATCCTCTGCCTTTTTAAACGCAGCTGATGCAGTAGATGCCGCTTCGTCAATTTTTGATGTTATCTCAGCCTTTGCTTCATCTAACTTTGATAGAACACTATTGAGTTCTGGACTAGCGCCACATAAATTACCGTTTGCAAAATCAACCATTCTAATCTCCTAATCTAAACTGTTCACAGTTGATGCGGTAACATCAGCTGCACTTGTTCTTGTGGGCGAATCTGATTGAGTATGGGTAACACCAGCAGCAACATAGAGATATGAATCTTTACCAACGTGTTTATAATAGTCAGCATCGTAACGAACATGTGCATCACCGTTATAATCAATAGTGTGTACACCTTGAATACTGTGTGTATGAGTTCCACCAGTTGTTCTTGTGGTGTTTGATGCAACAATCTCACTCAGTGTACTCTCAGAGTTTATTGTCATTGCAGATGCAGACTTCATGTTCAGTGTGCTACCAGATTTAATAGAGACAATTCCCGATATAGTTGACTGAGATATATTGGTCTTTGCAAGCACGGTATAGTTAGAACCCGTTGATATGTAAATACCATCACCACCCTCGTTTGAACCCATTGTCTTGCCTGTAACATCCAAATCATATCCACCACCAACAATTTGAATTTTAGACTTCTCAAAGGTGACAACCGAATCACCACCGACTCTACCTTTGATATCATCGTTGATATTGAAAGAATGATTGCCGATAATCTCTTCTTCACGATTACCGCCCGGACCTCTTGGATGTGCATCATTGGCAGCACCTACCTTGACACGATGGTTCTTGTGAATCTTCTGAACGAAGTCTCCTTCAATCTCCTGTATGTAGTCACCCTTGATGAGCTCACGCACTGAACCCTCAACTGTGATGTTCTGAGAACCCTTGATAACGATGTTCTCGCTACCAATCACAATCTCGTAGTTACTTCCAATAATTTTTGTGACAACAGAGCCGTCAGGGTGTATCTCTTCAAATGTCCCCGCCATGTGTTGACGAAACATTCTTTCTGCGCCGGGACTGTCATCCACTTCCGTAATGTGACCAGACTCAGACTCAAATACATGGTTGTAGGGATAGACACCAGAAATGTATGGATTTGCATCTGCAATAATACCTTTGGGATGTGGCTCCTCCCAGAAACCCCGTTTTTCATCTTCTTTTAATTCATCGCTGACGGTTTTTATGTTTGGTTTGGTTGCAGTAGGAATACCTGTTGCTTCCCCCTCATCATCATCAGTAGCAGGATCACCACGCAACCGTTCTGATCTACGGTTAATAAGTGAGTTATGATCTTCGGAGTTTGCACCTCTAGCTAGACGATTAGTATCAGGCTCGCCGACCTCGTGGCCACTATGTTCTATATCGCCGGGGTAAGGACCATAAGTAGGATCAAATCCATATTCAGTTTGTAAAGAATTATCACTACGGGGATCATTAAATCCTGATGATGAATTAGCTGCTGAGTCAGGATTGCCCGGCAATGTACCCATGATGACAGGTTGCTGTGCTTCAGTATCTCTAAAGAATCCAACAACCCACGAACCCTCTGTTATAAAAGAAGGTGTGTGACCCAATCCCTGCATAGAAGGATCAGTTACAGGGTGCATCACATGCGCCCACGGTAAGTCAGTAGTCTTAATTTTAGTTAAGTCCTCACTATGTCGTCCAAGCACACGAACACGGACCCTACCCAACTGAGCAGGATCATTCCTGTCTTCAACTACACCAACGAACCAACTAAAACCATCTTTACCCATGAAATCTTGCATAGGACTATTTATAAGAGTTTAATGAAGGTCCGGGTCACGTCCTAATCGGTTACCATCAGGTGCCCAATTGTATTCTTCAATGTCGTATGTGGTTTCTGGATTATTTTGCCGAAATATTGCAATACAGGTCAAGGCTTCTTCTTGATCCATATTCTCTGCCACTGGTTCCGTTGAAACAATTCTATACTTGATCATGATGAGCTCCTTTTGAGATCACCAAATGCGTTCTGTCAGGTCCACAGTTAACAAAACTGTGTAGTATCGTAGTGTCAACCTCATAGACGTAACCATCAGCGGGTATATGTACTATCTCATTCAACGAAGGAAATATAAAGTAAGCATTTGGATTGGTTATAAGTGCAAGATGATAACGAGGTGTCTTATCTTGGTGTACGAAATATGTGGTGCGAGGTTGCATATGCATAATTCTAGAACGTACACCATTTACATCATTTATCGCGTCAGCAAAAACTGTACCTTCATAAACTTCATTCAATACTGTGTATTCTGTATATTCCTTTATGATACGGTCTTTTTTCTCTCGTCGTTCACCAGCTCCACCTGTATATTGATTACTGATGTGCTTTTTTAACCATGCTTCAGTCGTCTGGCTATCTGTATATGGATTAACGCCAGACTTGTTACTACGTTGTAAACAAGTCTGTCGTCTTTGTCCATAGATACCAGTGCCCAAGACTTTATCACTGTCCCACAGAACATCTCCCAGACGCAACTGTATGAGTTCCCACTCAACCAGACATTTATCTAGATCATAGCAGTGATTTGTTTTTCTTATTAGCATGGTAGGTTATTTAGGGTTCATTCTATTGTTTCTTTTCGAAATGATGCTATGTGGGTCTTCACTAATGTTTCCAGCAACTATAATTCGATCATGATCACACTGATGCGCTGGAACAGAGTGCTTAATCCAACCCGGAAACATCGTAAGTCTGCCCACCTTTGGTGCTAAGGAATATGCGTTGGTATCATTGAATACAAGTGGGGAACAGTTATCGCAGCACTCTACGTTATACACCCAGCTCCATACATACGGCCAGTGGTTATGATTCTTTGACCAATCACCC